ACGGGGCACGGGTCGTTAACGTTGATAGTAGGGGGGAGCTCTGCCAGGATGGATTGCGCAATTCGTGCGTTGGATTCTTCCACCGCTGGCAACTGTGTCCAATGCGTAATTGGGTCCTTGTCGTCGTCTTGCTCTGCGTCTGGGTTAACGATCGGCTCTGTGGGCTTGATGATCTGCCCCTCGAATCCGTGCGCGGCGTGCAGTCGCATTACTTCGTCCTGGCTTAGTTTGTCGGTTTGATTTCCGTCTTGATCGATGTAAGAAAACATCTTAACTCCATGCCCCTGAGCGGGGCTTTGTGCCCCTTCTGGGGCGTGTTGTGGTTCTTGCGGTAGTGCAAGCTGTAAACCTGCCGGGGCTAGCCGTGGCTAATCTCGGCAGGGCTACCGGCTGAACTACCTGTGGTTAGCTGATGGGGTGATTGATGATGTGCTCTTGGATAAGTCGCTCGCAAGCTTCGCGGGTGTCGGCGTAACGCCAGCACAAGTCATCGGAATAGAGGCGTTCTCCTACTCGGGGGAGCCCTTGTGCTTGGCTGACCCAACACAGAATATGGCGGATGTAAGGTGCTTCGTGGTAATTCCGATAACTGACGGCGACATAGAGCGGCGCGTTGTTCTCTTCTCCCAGACACGGCACCTCTGCGTCTGGAACCTCTACAATTTGGTAGAACCAGGAACCGGCGGCGTACTCGGCGGCGCGGTGATTGTCGCCAGCGGTGATACGCTTGGTCGTCCGTGCGTCGAATGTCTGACCAGGGTTGAAAGTCGTTGTAAAGTAATGTGTAACTCCGGTGTCCTTGTCGGTGACGGGTACGGTGCTGATCAGCACTCCATGTATCCGGCTATGGGTAGCTGCTCCGGTGCTTTCCAGAGCGGTCAAGTCGGCGGGTCCGTTTTCGGCTTCGACTCGGCTACTACCGATACCGAGTATGATTGATGTGGTCATGTGACCTCCTTGTGTGTGTGTGTGTGCTGTCTCCACTTCACAATAACCTCTAAGGAATAGAAAAGCATAGCAACGGCTGATAAAGTCTAACAAGGTGACCGATAGTTAGCCTACAGACTAGCTTAGTCGTAGTTGTAAAGAGAATGTAAACCGCTAAGGTGCTGAATTCTTTAGCGGGCAAGTGGTGGAACTGACGTTTTTTATATACATACTGTATACTGCCAAGCTCTGCAAAGCTCTGCTAGCCTGTGACATTTAATGACATATTCCATTTTATACACACCCTGTATACTAATCGGCTGATAATGTAGGTAGCTCCTGCGGAATTGTTTCACGGCGTTAAACGTACCCAGGTATAGGTAGCTGCTCAAATCCTTATAGGGCTTGATTTGGCCCCTTAGCGGCGGGTTGACATTTGGTTGACATTGTTACCCCTTGGCACGCTTTGTGCATCCCTGCAGTAATCGTGCCAATGCTTACCAACGACGTGCAAACGCTGATAAGTATTGACACGTCAACACCAGCCGATAAGTCAGTTTGGTCCGTCAGCCCTTGACATGCCAAGACCTCACCCCTAAGTTCCCTCACACCCTAGCCGTGCCTAATGGCTGTCAAGCGTAGTCGTTCCTATCGGGTGTCAAGCGTAGTCTTCCCTCTACACTAATCAACTTTGTTGATAGTGAAAAAGAGGCTTTCTACCGGGAGAAAAAGGTTTTGCTCGGTGAAGTTAGCCTGTATCATATGTCAAGAGGATGTAAAGGCTTTGTTCTGCTTGTTGACATATTCCACTACCTGTGAGTAAATGGTATCAGAAAGCAACACAACACAACACAACACAACACAACACAACAACACGTCAGGAGATACTATGAGACTCGTTCTAACCTATGAACTAATCAGCACCGATCAAGGTGGCTACGCGAGCAAAGGCATAACTTGTTTACGCCTATGCTATCGGGAGCCATTGAAGATCTTAGACAGTTTAGCCGACGACATCCGGTCAGGTTTCGGTCCTGGGCAAGACACTTGGACAGCTTACCTAAAGGATGGGGTTGACACCCACTATGCTACGAGTGATCTGCCTGCTATTGTCGATTTAGAATACGTTCATACTGAAAATCATATAGGGGAAAAGACCTATTCCACTGTGACTTTAAGCGAGGGGCATACCACTTCCTCTCTCCATAACTTTCGTCACATGACTAAACTTCTTAATAAGTTAGTCAAGCGCTGCGGTAAAGAATCCGATGGCGAGTGGTACGATCCTAGAGGTCACTATGACTTCCACTTAAACGATCTACCGTTAGTGGTAGCTACACTAGAAAAGATGGGAGCTAAGCGAATCCAACGCTACACTCCTGACTATCGGTTTGCTAGCCAACTCGTGCCCTATCGTTGCACCTTACCCACGGTCTTTCGTGGGGATAAACTATCTTACACTCTAAAAACTGTATCAGAAGGAGCAGCATAATGCTACTTATCGAAGCTACCCCTAGCGTATTAACAAAATACCAGCATAAGAAACTAGGTCCAAAGGTTTATACCGAGGATGACCACACCTATCGGATCACTGCTACCATCCGACACGACGACGATTGTGGTAATGGTCACAACACCTTCTCCATCACTTGCGACATTGACTTAAAGCTGGCCAGCCCTATGGGGCCTATAAAGTGGGAAGAGTACAGCAGCGGATGCTGTCATGAGGAGTTTGCTAAGTACTTCCCAGAGTACGCGCACCTTATCAAGTGGCACCTTACCAGCACCGATGGGCCGTTGCACTATCTTGCTAATACCCTATATCTAGCAGGTAACAAGGACCACAACGGACGCCATAAAGGTGACGTAACTAACTGGTCTTGCGGTGTACGGTTCGGAAATAGCCCTGTCACACACAAGCTTAGAAACTCATTCTATGATTTCCTACAGGAACGCATGGGGACTGGTGACTTTCAAGTTACCGCTATCGCGCATGGACCGGATAACAATTGCGGAGGGTATAAGTTCCGGCCTAAGTATACCTTAATAGGCTACGGTGAGCACTGGCATGAATGCCCTTTCGATACTGAATTCGAAGCGCGAGAATTCTGTGGGGCTCTCAATAATGTGCACACTGAATTTGTTTCAATACCTCTGACGTACAGCGAAGGGAAAGAGCGACAACTCGACTTTGCCCGTGCGGCTGCGGTATGGCCTGATGCTACCGACGAGGACTTGACTGCACCGGGACTGAAGGAACGGCTAGAAGCACGACTACCTACTCTACTGCAAGAGTTCCAGACAGATGTGTGTAACATTGGCTTAACTTATTAGGAGGACCATCCATGCGATAGAGATAAGCATCCATTTAGGTTGGCAGGTATTCCGGGCAGGATGCTTGCTAGCTGCCAAGACCGCACGGGTAGGCATAGCGGGAAGAGAGATCTTCAAATCAGGTGCCTTACTATTTTCATAGCAACATATTTTATACTCTTTAGTTTCTTACATCTCAACACACAACACACAACACAAGGCGAACCAATGCGAAGTTTAAGCAGCATCAATCAATGTCACGAAATTATCATGGAGATTACTCATTCAATGAGAAGTATATGCGCTAAGTCTTACGGTGAGGAGACTTCTCCGGTATGGTTTGGGGAACAGCTAGCCTATTCGGGAGAGGTTAAGACTTGTTGGTATAGCGACAACGCCGACTTCTATACCTTACCCTATGCCGCTGGAGAGTTAGTCTACGATGGTATGGAAGGAGCCTATGAGCTACTCAGTATCAAGCGTAACCCCGATCAAGACCTATCCCCTACAAAGGATAGCGGGGGCTCCTCCTCCATTATCGCTTACGATGTAGTATGGAAGGTGTTCGTCTTACTCGATGAGGATGACCGTAGACAGGTGGCAGAGGACGAGCAGGGCGAGCACGACTACAATCGTATGCGCGATGACATTGACGCCCTCACAGGCTGCAGTATGGCCGAGCTAGGGGCGATGTATTACCCGGAGGAGGTATAATGACATACGGAGAACTAATACAAGCACTCGATAAATTATCATTTACCCAATTAGAGGAGAACCTAGTCGTAAAAATCGGGGACGAGTATATCCCCGTTAAGGGGCTAACCCTATCCCCCGAGGATGATGTCCTCGATAAGAATCACCCAATCTTAATCATTGAGCAGGAGAGGGTATAATGGGACATCCGAATGAACGTCTCCATACAATAGAAGCCGCAGTAAGAAACCCTCCCGAAGGCAAGAGGCTATATGAACTTGTTAGGGATACCATGTGGTATTCCGACTGTGTTTATGAGGAGGTGGGGTGCTTGCGTAAGGAAGTTAAGCATTTAACCAGACTAATCACCTTACTCCTCGAAGGACAGGTGTTAATCCCTCCTGATATGAAGCAACCAGGAAAGAGATGGTTCATGCGACCCGTGTTTAAGGTGAGCACTGGCAAGAGTAGCAGTGAAACCCTTACCAACATAGCAGTATGCACGACTAACAATGACAAGATATTCGTAGATGAGCAGGTTGTAGCTTGGTTTCCCCATGACGCAACCGGGGAAGAGATTAGACAAGAGTACAGAGATAACCTTTCAATTACTTTAACTTGGGGCAAGCCCTTAACCTATACGTGACCAACGTGACCTGACCGAAATGTCACTAAACTACTCCTTGTGTTGTGGAGTGTGAGGGGGAGAGAGTTTTTTGAACGGGGCTCTCTTCCTCCTCTATTCCCCGCAACCCCCAAACTGTTACACTGCAAGAATGGTAAAACTACTTATGATAACTGCTGCTGACTTACGAGCACTCCTGCCTCCACGCACGAGTAACGACTCACGATCTGTCTTAGTGATCCGTCCGTTGTATCCTCGGTTTAGTCAAGCACTAATGAACGTCGAAGCTAAAACATTTACGCCTTACCCTGGGGACATCGTTACCTGGGAAGGTAAACAATACAAAATAACAGCACCAATACTTTAACAACAACACAACTAAACAACTAAACAACTTGGAAAACGAACATGCCTACTATATTAACCGGCCCTAATTTTATGGAACTTATCTTCCCTAGTGGTATCAAGGTCGTCCTTCGCTGGCAGTGCCGATCACCCCGGTGCAACATTGATGACATGGTGAAGACTACTCGATCATGCCCACAATTTGAACCGACTGGTCCCTATGGAATGTCCGAACGAGTGGCTGATAAAGACCTAGATTTTTACTCGGGAGATCACTTAGAGTTTATGATGCTTACTCCTGACGGAGAGCAAATAGAGTTAGACCGTTATGATTCTTGCCGTCAAGTTGGCGTAGAAGAAATTGCTAGCCTGCTGGCTTTCGCGGCTACTCCTCAAGATTTACCCTCTCGCCTAAAGATCTTTGCAAGTGGCTATCGACCAACCCTTAGCTGGAGAAAGGATTAACATGCGCTGCTACTCTTCTAACGTAAATGGACCGAGCCGGTTGATGCTTCAGCACCAACATATTCCGGGCTTAGTGGGGAAAGGCAAGGACAGGTTCTTGGGTGCGCCTAAGAATTGTGATAGAGTACTTTTCCCTGACCCCCCTTCAAACCTACCTTATAAAAACTTTACCACTTTAGTCGATCTTCCTGCATGGATGGATGGCTGGCTTACTTCCTACCAAAAGGCAGGATTAGATTTTGCTGTCAATCGTGACGCAACCTTATTCTACTGGCCTTGTGGCAGCGGGAAAACTGTAGCGGGTGTGTTGTGGAGTTTAGCCGATACGGGGCCAGGTATCGGAGGTTTTAGGGATACTGACGTGCCTAAAACTGTAGTGGTTACTCGTGCTTTGGCCCGTCGTCAATGGGAACGGGAGTATCAAAAGGTGGCGGAGATCCGCCCTATGCTTTTGATGGGCAAGACTCCTAAGCCTATCCCTAAAGACGTGAAGTGTGTCATCATAGGCTGGGAATGCTTACCTGCATGGGTAGGTGCGCTCGTAGCTTGGAAAGGGTTTGATGAACTACAGGTTATCTACGATGAGATCCATCGGGCTAAGAACTGGCGAAGGTGGGAGAAGACTACCACGAAGACCGGGAGATCTAGCTGGCAACTGTGTCGAAACATTAGTGGAAGTGCAGCACGCTTAGCTAGGCATTGTACTCGACGCTTAGGTTTATCAGCGACTCCAGCCCCTAACACCCTTGGAGATCTCTACTCTGCTCTGGACTTACTTGAGCCAGGATGTTGGGGGACAGGGATTGAATGGAAGAAACGCTACTGTAATGCTAGGCAGGATAAGTATGGGGGGTGGGTTGAAGCCAGTCGGGGAAGTCATATCGACGAGCTTCAATTAAGACTAAGATGGGTCATCCATAAGGTAAAGCCTGAAATAGTTAAGGCATCCCTCCCACCGTTAAGGAGACAACTCTGTTACCTGTCAAGAGTAGACCAAGGAAAAACTACAGGGTTTAAGGCTGACTTCAAACGTGCGGCTAAAGCTGGTAAGCAAGCTCTCTTTGAGATGAAGGTGCTTGAGGCTGCAGCACGTAAACGTCCGTGGCTTGTAGAGATCGTGGAGGAGAACGTAGCAGCGGGTCAAAAGGTTGTCGTGTTTACTGGCCGAAAGAAGGACTGCGAGGAGCTAGCTAAACTAATAGCGACTCGCTTAAAGAAGCTTAACAACAAGAAAGGTGCTCCTCTTTGGTGGGGTCATGGTGGCGTGGCGGCTGATGATCGAGACGCGATGGTGCAGGAGTACAGCAAGTACAACGTAAAAGGGAAGGCAGGAGGAGCCTGCTTCGTTGGGACGACCAACGCCTTTGGTGAAGCGTTTGACGGGCTGCAGTGTACTGATTTGGTGATCATGGCTTTGATCCCCTGGACCCCTGGAATGGTGGAACAGGCTGAAGGACGGTTCCATCGGCACGGTTCAGACCGACCCGTGTTAATTATCTACCCTGTTTGTGACGGCACAATAGACGAACACATAGCAGACTTACTACTTAACAAATTAGAAAACTTAAGCGCAGCACTCGAACATACAGAAGCACAGCAAATCGCAGATACCCTAGCGGGGCTCGAAGACGAAGACGCAATCATCAACAACATTCTAGCTAAAATTGGAGAAGAATAATGTCACCCGGCAATTACCTTGTAGCAATTACCTCGGTGGAGTTCACGCCAACCACCCGTAACATCACAGGGGCATCGAGAGGTTTAAGGCTTATCTTCACACTAACAGTGACCACCGAGTTCAGGCGTTCGTGTCCTATGACGATTGACTATGCCCCTTTAACCTATGGGATTACAATGTGGGGTCATAATGCGCTTAATCGGTACGACCCTTATTGGCGGAACTTCTTAACGGCTATTGGGCACACTGAAGAAACCTTACCTAAAGAACGTTTAATCTTATTCTCCCCTGAAGCTATCCAGAAGATTCTTGATGAAGTGTTCATGGGTAAGACTGGCTGGATTTACTACCAACCTACGCCACCTATGGAGGAGTGGTCTCCCACTCGTATCAAGTGGCTTCAGGAGGCTCCCAATGTCCGCGTGGAATGAAGATCAACTATACTCATCGAAGAAGCAGGACTGGGGAACCCCTCAAGCTCTCTTCGATGCACTGGATGATGAGTTTGACTTCGGGTTAGACGCAGCGGCTACTGCTGACAATACTAAGTGCTTCCAGTACATCAGCGAGGATAGCCTTGACCGAGACTGGGCAAGCCTAGTGCCTGGAATCCATGCGGTATGGCTTAACCCTCCCTATGGAAAAGACATAGGCAAGTGGGTAGAGAAAGCCTACCGTGAATCCTTGAATGGCTGCGCTGTGGTGGTCCTTGTCTTTGTCCGTAGTGACACTAGGTGGTGGCATGACTGGGCTGTGAAGGCAGCAGAGATACGGCTTATCAAGGGTAGGATCAAGTTCGAAGGGGCTCCCTCCTCTGCACCTTCCCCGTCCTGTCTGTTGATCTTCGATGAGTCTCGACGTGTCCCACAGTTCACGACGGTAACTGACCTACCCAGGAGCTAGCATGAAACCAAGATCGAAAGAAAAGAACCACTATATTCGTTCGATTTTAATTACCCTACCTTTTAACTGACCTACCGAGGAAATAACATGAGTAGTAGTTGGCCTGATGCGAATGAATATAGCTTACTCACCGATTGCCCCAAGTGTGGGGTCAAGAAGTACGCCCCCTGCACTACTAAGACAGGGGTCAAAGAACTGTTACGCCCTCACCGAGAAAGAAAACTTAAAGCTAACACCCTCGGTCTAGGACTGTGGGCTTCAATGCGAGGAACATTCTAATGAAATTACTTGATGCAGGACCATCCGAAGCAGGATGGCATAGAATACAATCTATTAAACGTTGCCTTAGATACTATGCTTTAGAGCGTGAGCAGACTAAACGTGAGTGGACTGATGCTCTTGTGAATGGAAGCCTAGTTCATGTGGGGTTAGCTCATTGGTATAAACATCGTCAAGCGAAGCTTCAAGGTATCCCCAATGAGTACTACACTCCTGAAGAAGCTATTAAACAACTAGCCCTTAAAGAGACAGAGAAGGGTGGGGATAAGTTATGGCTCCAGCATGTAGAACTTGCTTCCTATATGGTGAATCAGTACATGGCTCATTACCATGCAGAGACATTACGCCCTCTTCATATTGAAGAACAGTTCAGGGGGAAGATGGGAGAACATCTGTATACCCAACGTGCTGACTTGATTGTAGCTGATGCTGATGACAAGGTGTGGATCATTGACCACAAGACCACCTATCGGGTTTCAGCTAAAGTCACTAAACGATATACATTGTCGGGGCAGTTCCTTGGGTATCAAGTAATAGGAAAGAAAGTATTTGCAGAACGTTTTGGGGGTGTGTTACTCAATATGATACAACGACCAACACTGAAACAGTATCACGAGAACCCAACACTCCCTATTGACTTTAAACGAGTTGCTACTGAACCCGCACCTTACGCACTAAAAACCTTTAAACAAACTATCCTTGACGCAGAACAACAACTAAAAAACTATAGCCATTTAGACAACGCTATGGATTGGCCAGGTACTTACAGCGAGACTGCTTGTATGACTGCTTACGGTCCATGTCCATTTCATACCACTTGTCAGTTTGGTTTCTAGGAGCCCTCATGTCAAACGAGCCTTTCTTTGGTATTACTTACGGACCCCCCGGTACGGGTAAGACTCTCGCTATCTTACGCGCCTTCCCTAAAGCACTCTTCCTTTCCCCTAAAGGCGGGATGTCCTGTGCTCATTTCATTGGCGTCAGACCAGTGGTAGACCATCCAACATCGATCGCTAACGTTACGGCTATGTTGAAAGCGGCGAAGTCAAGCAGGGATTATCCCACTGCCATAGTCATTGATGACTTCAGTTTGTTAGCTGACGCGGAGCTACGCAACCAGAAACAATCCTGTAAGGATAAGTGGGGGGCATTTGATCTATTTAATCACGAAGTATACGACCTGCGTGATGCTGCTCGTGACTGCCCCTTTCCTGTTATCTTTACGATGCATGAAAAACCTCCCCGAACAGTAGGCAACGAGGAGGGTAGACGCGCTATCCCAGGGTGCCCTTTAATTGAAGGGTGGCAACTTCCTGAAAAGTTACCTGCTTACTGTGACTTCGTAGCTCGAATAGTTTATGACAAACATTCTCTTAGTGGTTGGCCTTACGTTTATCAAATCGGTCCTGACCCTGACTATATTACTAAGAACCGTATCGTCAACGCGCCCGATCGTTTTCCTTTAAACCTACGTGTCATGCTGCTAGCTGCTGGTTACGACCTTCCCCGTCCTAAAGAGTTTGCTTGGATGGAAAAAATCGTTAAGCAAACTGTGCCTTTTTTACAACCAATCCTACAAAACAAAGACAAGGAGGAGCTACATAAACTATTAACAAAAGTCTTCAAACAACTCATTACCAAACATTCATCAGTACATGCTCGCTGGGCATTGATGGATGCTATTGATACAGCGAACTTAACAAATCACCAAGCTACGCTTGGAGAAAAATTCATCATTGACATTTGCAAAAACTTAGGAGAAACCAATGACCTTTTCATTTAAAGGTAACTTTGAAAACGTGATGCCTGCGGGCCAATGGAAAACACTTACAGTCGCTGGGCTGTACTCTATGACTATTCAAGAGATTGAACTACGCGAAACTAAAGCTGGGAATGAGCGTGCGCTCTTTCGGCTACGTGTAGCAGACGGGGAGCATAAAGACACTCCCGTCACCTTCGGAATCAATATCCCTACATCAGACGATGACTTCGTTTGGCGATACTGGATGACGCTCCTTATTTCATTAGGTGCAGACGAGAATAAGCTCCGACAAAACCCCACGATTGAGGGTGACAAGCTCATTGGAAAGACTGGCTACGTGAATTACACCCCTGCTCCTCCTGATGACGGAACGGGTAGTAAGAAATTTGCGCAGTTCCTTTGGATCACCCAACAGCAGTTTAAAACTCAACAAACTATGACTGAAGGAAGCTCGTTTAATGTTGCTCCTGCGGCTGTAGTGGAAGAGTCAGGGAACGGTGCAGGTAGCACGGACCCCCTTGATTACTTAGAGATCTAATCTCTCCGCTCCTCCTCACCATGAGGAGGGGCACCCTTGAGGTATTGATGAAACCAGACTGCCATCTATGTCCGCTCCATTCTTACTGGGCGGAACGAGGAGAATTCTCTCCAGTTCGTTCTGTCTTAATAGATAAGTGCGACACATTAGTTATAGGTGACTTTCCTTCTAAACAAAGCGTCACCTATAACCTACCTATCAGTGGGGCTGCTGGGGCAGAATTGTTAAATAATCTGGGGCTTGCTGAAATTTATGGACAACAACTTTATTCTTTTACAAATGTTATTGCTTGTCGGTATCCAAATGATAAGCCTAAAGAATTCTTAGCTCGGCTAAAGAAAACTAATCGAAAACGTATCCGACAAAAAGAGCCCCCGTTAGCTCTCCCTAGTAAGTGCTGTAAACCAAGGCTACAGGCTGAATTAGCTACCCATACAAAGCTGATCCCATTAGGCTCGGAAGCAGCAAAGGCAGTTCTGCCAGGGAACCCTAGCCTGTCAAGTGTAAGAGGGGGGCCGGTTACAGTCGGTCAATGGTCTATCCTCCCTACGTTCCATCCTCGGGATGTGTTGTTTACTCCTTTATGGAAAGCTACGTTTAAATCTGACTTACAGAAAGCACGGCGCTTCTTTAAAGGACGCTTACAGTGGGAAGACCCTACCATCTATTATGCACCTTCCCCCAAGGTTCTTAGTGCTTTCTTTCAACGGATGTTGAAGGCTCCTCTTAAACAGAGAGTGATCACCTACGATGTCGAAACAGACAGCATAGAGCCTTTGACTGCAGCCCTACGATGTATCGGGCTCGGAACACCAGAGGAGGTCTACATGGTGCCGTTCCTCTCCGTAGACGGCGAGACAGAGTTCTACTCGGGGGAAGACCGGATCGAGCTTGTTGGAATTTTGAGGGACTTTTTTACTAATCCTAACCTGCTCAAGACCGGACACAACGCCGGTTACTATGATCGGATTGTAATCGAACAACATCTTGGGGTAACTCCTAAGCCTTTGTTAGATACTATCCTACTCCATAAGTTAGCTCGCTCTGAATTCCCTCACGGATTAGGTTACATTGGATCGGTGGAAACGGATGTACCAGCATGGAAATCGGAACATACTGCTACTACAGCTAACACAGATAAAATCTTACATGACTATTGTGCAACCGATGTAGCAGTCACCCACCGTCTTATCCAACCATTGACCCGGCAAGCTAAAGAACGTAGTCAGTTACATCTGTATGGGATAGACGCACGCCTGCAAGGTCTTTGTGCAGGGATGCATCGGATAGGCATTCGTATCGATGAAGGCAAACGTATTAAGTATGAGAAGGAATTAGAATCCGATCGACTAAAATGGTTGGCGACCTTTCAATCTGTCGTGGGTAACTTAAATCCAAACTCACATGATCAGATTAGGCAACTGCTGTTTGACCAGTGGGGCCTTCCCGCACATGACTTCACGTCATCAGGAGAACCCAGCACAAACGCAGCTACGTTGAGGTTTCTCTTAGGGAACTCTTCACTGGAACCCGACCAACTAGAAGCCATTGAATCACTTAGGCAGTACCGTAAAGCTGCCAAACTACTTGGCACCTACATAAACAAACTCGCCCCAGGCATGGGGATTGTTGAT